TTATCTTGGGGAGAGTTTGAGTTCCACAAACCAGCGGTACACAGGTTCCGCGAGCCAGAGCGCGATGCTGCCGAGAACGCTCGCGCCGAAGAAGAGGCCGGCGACGCGGGATTTCAGCGCGGTGATTTCCAGCAGTGGGCGCTTAAGCGACTCCACCGCCAGCATCAGCGCGCCAAGGGAACGCGCCGTATCGTGGGTGTTGCCGCGCAGGGCCTGCACATCATTCTGCACGATGCAGACCATGCAATCGACTTTCTCCTCCAATTCCCGCTGGTCCCGCCGCAGCGTGGAAAGGTCGGCGCGCAGCAGGTCATACAACTGCTCGGCCTGCGCCTGGCGGATGTCGATCGTCTCATGCAGGCCGCGAATGCCGCTCAGCACCTCGCCCATCTGCTGAAACAGCAGATGCATCTCGCTTGCCACCATCGGAAAACCTCCGCTCAGGCGATGCTCAGCACGCCGCCATTGTTCCAGATCTGGTTGGATCCGGTAGCAGGCTTGCTGGTTGGCAAGCCCGGTGCGAACAGCCCGCCGCTCGGGGAAAGCCACAGCGCGCCCTGCGGCTGCAACCCAAGGCCGCCGCTATTGGTCTCGATCAGGCTGAGATTGCCGTGCGTAGCGTTCTGTACTACCACCCAGTTTGTGGCGCCCGGCGTATTCATCAGGCTGATCATATTGCCGCTGCCGCTGGTGCCGCCGGCCGCATTAATGAACAGGCTGCCGCCCTTGGTCTGGATCACGCCGTTGATCGTGCCATCGGAGCCATCGAAGCAGAGCGTGGGCGGGTTGGAACTGGTCGCCGGCTGATGCCGCAGGAAATTGGCGGCATTTGCCACGTTGTTCACCTGGAACAGCACCGCGCCCGTGGTGCCGGAAAAAATATGATCCTTGCTTCTGCCCAGCCCGGCCGGGAAGCTGCCTTCCGCGGGGGTAATGAAGGATATGTGGTTTGCCACCGAGTTCGGCGTGTTATCAATGATGGCGGTGGCAATGGGAACGTTGCCGAGATGCAAACCGTACGTGGTCAGCCCCACGGTGCCGTTGGATCCGTTGATCTGGATCACCGTGGCCATATCCTCGAAGTGGCAACCCTCGATGATATTGCTCGACGAGTCCCACGTGCTGCTGAAGGAGAAGGCGATGTCCTGGCTGTTGCCGCCGCTGGGGCCACCCACGAAATTGCAGCCCGAAACGTGGAAGTTGGAACAGTTGGTGAGGGCAAAGAAGGTCTGCGCCGTGTTCGGCCCGCCATCGCGGGTGATGTCCAGCCCCGCGAAGAAGCCATCCGTCACGTTGTCCAGCAACACGGTGCCGAGATTGGTATTCACCTCGCCATTGGCCACCCACAGCCCCAGCAGCATGGCCTTGTCGTTCGCGTAGCCGGCCCAGGTGGTTTCGTTCGACTGCAGAACCAGGTAGTCCACGCCGACCACGAGCGGATTGTTGATATAGATGCCCTCGCAATACCCCGTTTGCAGAACGACGGCGTTGCCATAATAAGCCTGCAGGCCGGAAATCCGCGTATCGATGGACTGGTTCACCTCCACCACCGCCGAACTGGTGCTGCCGGCCACCGCCGGCGGCCCGAACCAGGAGATGTTGTTGACCTGCGTGCTCCAGCAGCCGTTCAGCACAAAGCCGCGCAGGAAGGTCTGCGGGAAGGGCGCAACGCCGTTGGCGCCGTTCGGATAGCCGAAGCACTCGACATCGCTGATCAGGGCCGAGACATAGCCGAACGCGCTGCTGGAGGGATAGGTGATGCGCGCCACCGCGGCGGTCTGCCCCGCGGTGTTTTCCGCATACGCCGAGAAATCGCGCAGGATCACCTTGCTGAACAGGTTGCCCGGCGCGAAATCGAATCCGATCCCGGTGTGCTGAAAATGCAGGCGCGTCTGCCCTTTGCCGGCACCGTGCAGCATCACGGCCTTGCCGCTGAACACCAGCGGCGAGGCAATCCAGTAATCACCCGGCGGCATGAAGATTGCGCCACCGTTGCCGGGCAGTTGCGCGAAGGCCGCGTTGAACGCGGCCGTGCAATCAGGGCCGCCCGTTACCGCGCCGAAATCCAGCACATTGATTACATCCAGCGCCCGCACGGCCAGGTCGCGCGGCACGGCGGTGGAGGATGCGAGCACGGTGCCGAGACTGACATCACCGGCAACCGGCGATGTCATCTGCCCGCTCGCGTTCAGCCCCGCAAATCCGCCGCTGGGAATTTTGGCACCCAGCGCCGCAATGCTGGTGTTCGCCGCGGTGATCCCTTGGGAGAGCGTCGTGAGTTCGCTGGTAACACCGGGATCCGTGCTGGCAGCGATCACCCCGGTGGTGCCGATGGAAACGTTGGTGCCGGCGCTGAACAGCGCGCGCAGCGCCGGGATCGGCAAGCGGGTGGGTGTGCCGCTGGAATTGACAATCACCTCATCGCCGGCGGCAAACGCGTTCTCCTGCACGAAGGAGGCGTGATCGCCGCCGTTGGCGTTCAGCGCGGCGCTCTGCACCACAAGGCCTAAACCCACACCGAGCGATTCCGGCCCGCCCGGCCCCAGCGAGGCGCGGCCGAGCACGCTGGGGCTGGGCACTTCGATCGCCGCTTGCGTGCCGCTGAGCAACTGCGCCACCGATACCGCACGGGTAATGCCGGACTGGCTGATCGGCACCTCATCCTGTGCATTTGTGGTTGTTGCCGTTGGCAATTGTGCGATAGTGGGCATGCTGTGTCTGCCTCCTCATAACCCTTCGGGGGGGAGCGGTGCTGCGAAAAGTCCAAGAAAGGAAGATGTTCTTTTTTGAAAAAAAGAACCAAAAAACTTTTACCTATGGCGTATGTTGCCGGCGAGGCGCGCACCAGGTGGCAAAAGGTTTTTGCTTCTTTTCTTCAAAAAAACTATTTCCTAGATTAATGTAATCGGCGCCCCCGTCTGATCGGTAATCGGCGCCCCGGTCTGATCCGTGATATCGTTTGCCGTGGCCGAGGGCGTCGCAAGCCACGCCACCGGCAGCGTGACGGAACGCGAGATCGTGCGCCCGCTATTGGTGCCGATCGTGACATTGACGGCATAGTTCGTGCCCGCGTTGCCACCGGAAAGCCAAAGTACCGCCAGATCGCCATCCGCCGAGGAAGATTGCAGCGTCAGATCCCCGGCAGCATTCGGCAGGATCGTTACATCCAGGCTTCCGATCGAATCGCCGGTGTTTCCCGCCAGCGCCTCCGAAAGGTCGATCACGTAATCGAGCACATCGCCGGGATCCTTCACCGGCCATACGAGCGGCGGCGGAAAGGTCTGGAAGCTGCCGCGGGGAAACGGGCCGAAGCCATCCACCACCACAACGCGCGCCGTGCTCGGCTGCCACGAAAAACTTGCTTGCGTCGGCATGCACTATCCTTTCAGAGCCCGCCTGCGTGGATGCGATGCCGCGCCGCTACCACTCCACCAGTACCAGGCCGGGACCACCGTCGCCGCCGCTTGCGATGCCGATGCCGCCGGATCCCCCCGCCCCGGGCGCCGTGGCGTTCACCCCGGCGATCGACCCAGTGGCCGCCCCGGTGGCCGGCACCGCGCCGGCGCTGCCGAACGCACCGCCGCCTGCCCCGCTGAGCCAGGCGCCGCCTGCGCCGAATGCCGCCCCACCGGCACTGCCGGTGATGCACAACCCGCTGCCGGAGCCTGTGCCGCCACTGCCGCCCGCCCCGCCCGCGCCGCTGCCACCGCTGGCGCCGGCCTGGCCGCCGGTGGCCATGGCCAGGCTGCCGAAGCTGGAACTGCCGCCATTGGACGCGGCGCCGCCATTGCCGACGCTGACAACAAAACTCTGCCCCGGCGAAACGCTATAAAATCCCTCGCTATAGCCGCCGCCGGCACCGCCACCGCCCGCACCTTCAAAGCCGCTGCCGCCCGCGCCACCGCCGCCCCACAGCCGCAGTTTCAGCACGGAAACGCCCGCCGGAACCGTCCACGTGCCTTGCGTCGTTGGCTGAAATACCACCAGATTGCGTGTGCCAGGCGAAAGCTGCGGCAGCTTCCAGGTCACAAACGGGGCCGCCGGCAGCACGGCAATGCTGCTGCTGGTAATGGCCGTCTGCCCGTATTCGACCGTGATCACATACAGCCCCACCCAGCCGGCATCGACGTTGGGGATATTCTGCGCGCCGATCGCCACCGGCGGCCCGGCCTTCATCTCCAACTGCACCGATTGCAGGCGCTGCGTGTTCTGCGGCGCGCCATTATTGCCCGGCCCGCTATACGGCTGCCCGGGATTGGCGGCGTTGTAATACGGCAGAACAATCGGCGTTGCGTCCTGCTCCAGCAGGCTCGCCTGAACCAGATAGTTGATGCACTGGCCCTGCGTGGTTGGCGCCGCCAGCGTGAAGCCCGTGCTGCCCAGATTAGTGCCCATGCGCACCAAAGGATCATTGCTCAGCGCCGGAAGCGATCCGAATGCGGTGGTGTCCACCACACCGAACTGCGTGATGCTGCCAGGCCCAATCGACACGGACATCGAAGCCGGCGATGTCGGCGTGCAGGCCAGCCCATCGGCAATCGTTGCGGTGCCCAGCGTTGCCTGGGTAAGATATCCCAGTGCCACCAGAACGTTACGCTCGATATTAAGGATGTCTGTATCGAGCGGAATGCACCCGGGATACACGATCTGACGATCCATCTTGCAAAGCCCCTTTTAGCCAGGTCGTGAAGGCGATGGCGCGGCGCAGCCATCGCCGGTGTGGCGTCATCCTTGCAGGCGCATCCAGGCGGTGTGCCCCGCGGGAATCACCGCGGCGGCCTGGGCGAAAATGCTGGCATCGGAAACCGGCGCCGCCACCTGGGAGAGATCGCCATAGGCCAGCGGACCGCCAGTGCCATACCCCGCCACATAAGCGATCCCGGCGCCCAGCGGCCGCCAGGCCGTCACAAAACTCGTATGCCGCAGGCAAAGGTTTCCCCAACCGCCGGCAACCCCGTAGCCCACGCCACCAAGCGTGTACCCACCCGTATCCTCCGGCCGCACCGGCTCGAAGATTACCGGCGCCCGGCCGGTGAGTTCGCTCAGCGCCAAAGCCAGCGCCGCCCGCGTCGCCCGCGGCCGCAACATCTCGTTCTGAATACGCTTGAGGAAACCGGCATCACCTTCGTTCTGCCACCGCGGCAGCGATGCGCCAAAGAAATCGGTGCTGATCAGATCCAGAAAAGTCCCGCTTGCCGATGCAATGCGCGCGAGGGCACGCACGGTCTGGATCAGCTGGTAGATCCAGGCCCATGCGGTGCCGAGCCCGCCAAGCACGGCGGCCGCCACCGGCGCGGAATCGGCGAACCAGCGCGTGGGCAGAACAAGCTGCATACGGCGGATGAAATCGGATATGCTACCGAGCATGCCATCACCAAGTAGAAAGGAAGACTGGTCTTTTTTGAAAAAAAGAAGCAAAAAACTCTTGGACAGCTGTCGCGGACCCGCCGGAAGCGTACGCCCTGGATAAAAGTTTTTTGGTTCTTTTTTTCAAAAAAGAACATTCTTCCTTCAGTTCACTGTTACACTCGCCGCCACCAAAACCGCATTATCCGCCGCCGTCATATCCGCCGTGGCACCGTTTATCATCGTCGAGGTGACGCTGATCACCGAAGGATCGGTCGCATGCGCAATTGCCTCCAGCTTGGAAACGGCCAGCACGCCTGCAATCGGCAAGCTGCCGATCCAGGCGAGAATGCCCTGCTGTATGGCCAGCGCCACGGAAGATGCTGTCGCGGTATTGGATGTCTCGATCGCCATCACCACCGTCACTGGCACAACAACCGGCCCGGTCACGGCATAGGTGGTGCCGATTGGCCGCACCGCGTCCACGGCCGCGCTCGCATTGGCAATCAGCGCGGCGGGCGGGGAACCCGTGCCATCATCCACCACAACGCAGAAATTACCCGGCACGCTGTTGCCGGCGGTATCCACGTTTTCCAGCACCGTATAGCGCAGCCCCTGCCGCAGCGAGGCAATCGCGAAATCGATCGCGCCCGCCGTCGCCAGCGACCGGCTGTTGATGTAGAGGGTAAACCGGGCGCGAAACGCCGCGTCGCTCTCCGCATTCACCCCACCGGTAAAGGCGGCCGTATTGGAAACCGTATCCACCCCTGGGATCGCGGAGCCGAGCAGCCCGATCGCCCCCGGCTGGATATTGCCCCCCGTACCCGCAGAAGCCGCCCGCACCGGCACGGCAATGCTCGCGACATTCGCCGCCAGCGTGTAACCGGCCGCGCCATTCCAGGCCGGGTTGGCCGGTTGCGCCACCACGGAAAAGCTCTGCGTTCCATCAGAGGTCATCACGACCGTATTGACGGGGATGGTCGCCGTCACCCCGGTGGTGTAACGGGCGAAAATCACATCCCCCACGCTCGGGGCGCCCGGCAGGCGGGTCAGTGAGAAATCCGCCATCCAGCTGTCCAGATCGCTGCCATTGCTGGTGGCCGCGCGTGTCATGGAAAGTACTTGCAGGATCAGCCACTGCATCCACAGCGCGACGGACGCGCATGCCTCCAAAACGGCGCGCAGCACGCTGCCGACCGAAAGGTCGATCAGTTGCGCCGCACTGCCCTGCACGGTCGCCGACATATTCTGCATCAGGTTGGAAAAATTCTGCAGCGGCAGGATCATCTCAGGCACTCACTGAAAAGGACAAAACCTGGGTCGATCCCGTCGTGCTGTCGACATACTGAATCTGCACGAACACGCTGCCGTCCTGCACGCTCTGCACATCGATCGCCGGCTCCGGCAGGCGCGCCACCGTTGCTTCCATGAAAATCTGGCTTCTGATCACCGATCGTATGGAAGCCACATCGCAAGGTTGCCCGACAAATTGGGCAAGACCCGCGCCATAGCTCGGCTGCCAGATATAATCTCCAGGATTGGTCAGCAGGCGGCGCAGCACACGCTGTTGGCCAAGCGCTGTCTCCGCCGCCACCGCGATATCGCCGGTCGGCCCCGCGGAGAGATCGCCCCCCCAGAGCAAGGCTGCATCAGGCATAATTGCCCCCTTCAATCGGCCGGCGTGGGCGGCGTATCCGATGGCGGATGCACATGCGCGTTGTAGTGCCCGCGCAACTGCGCCAGAGAACCGTGATAATCGGAAACATTTCCGGTCACCACCAGATTGCCGGTATGCGTCCACGTGCCCGCACTGCTCTGGATCGATCCATCATTGCACAGCTTCAAAAAGCTGCCGCTCCGATGCACCACCCAGAATTCGCCCACCGGCGCCGCCGGCGGCGCCGCCACGTTGGACCATAACCGAGCGACGACAATGCCGTGTTCCGCATTGCCCTCCTGCCAAATCACCACCACCTGGTCGCCTGGCGCCGGCAGGCATGCCAGGCCCCATCCGGCGCCCACCCAGGCGGAGGCGATTGGCAGCCAGCCTGAAAGCACGCCCTCGGGCTGAATCATCACCCGCGCGGTCGCCGTGGCCGGATCCACCGAGGATACTACCGCCAGCCGCGGCTGCGCCCAGCCCTGATCCTGCTGCGCGGACTGCGCCTTCAGCTGGTTGAAAAATCCGTCCATGGCGGCAACCTCGCCTGTATCGTCTGGGTATATCCGCGTTCAAACGAAATGCGGCGCTCCACATCAGTGATGAAATATGCGCCGTCAAAATCCGTACCCGTATCAGCAAGTGTCAGCCCGCCGCGCGGAAACGTTGTCAGATCACCCGGCATGTCGATACACACCGTACGTGCCTGCTGCGCCATCTGCGTCATCATGCGCTGCGCCAATTGGCTGGCTGCATTGCCCGTCAGGTTCGGCTGAAGCACCATGTAGCTGAGCGGCGAGCCGCCAATCGCGACTGAGCTTGCCGTTTGCACAACGCTTTGCTGCCCCCGGCAATCCCAGCTTTTCACGCTCACCGTCACGCCGCCGCTCAGCGTCAGATCGCGCTCCAGGCGCATCTCCAGGCAATCCGCGGGCGTCAGCACCAAGGGCGCCGTCACCGGCCCAGGCGGCGCGAAGTTCAGCGTCTGGCCGGATACCCACACATCAAAACTCTCCAGCTCGGCCAGCCGGATCAGCAAATCCCACTCCGTCGTCACGCCCGCATGCTGATCCAGCGTCGTGCGCGCATGGTCATTCTGAAAATTCCGGCCCACCAGGCCGCTCGTCGGCGTCACCGCAGCCTGCAAACCATGGCGCCCTGCCAGCGTGGTCGCAATCTGGCTCGATGTCTGGTTCTCGAACGTCTCCTGCGTGCGCGCGGCAATGAAGGCGGCGGTCATATCCCGCCCCTCCACGCTCACCACACCGCGCCCCGCATCCACCTCCAGCCGGTCCGCCGGCCCCAGGATCATGCTGGCCCAGGCGCCATCCAGGGCCATCCTCACCTCGATCTGCAGCGTGGCCTGATTCCACACCGCATAACCCGATTCAGTCAGGGCGGCGTTCAGCCTGTAGCGATCCGCCGCCAGATGCGCATTGCTGCTCACCTCCGCATCGATCACGCCGGCCACTGGTGCGCCGTTCACCAGCACCAGCAGATCTGGCGCACGCGTCTTACTGCTGGCCAATGCCGCCCCCCGCGGAAGGATCCACATCGGGCAGCGTCAGCGTCACCAGCCCGCTCAGCCAGGGATCGGTGATGCCGTTCAGCTCCGCGATCCGCACCCACTGCGTCGCATCCTGCAAATATTGCGCGGCCACGGCAAAAAGATTGGCGCTGGCAACCGTGATCACCTGCATCAGCTTCCTGCCCCATCCAGATTGGCCAGCGACCGGCCCACATACCCGGCCGCACAACTCAATTGCGCCAGGCTGCCCGTCGAACTCACCAGCGTCGCCAGGCTGGCCGAGGCCAGGCCCGCGCCCGCTGCCGCCATGCCTTGCGCAATGGCGCTCTGCGCCGCCGCCACGGCCGCCTCGCTCCGCGTCAGCCCGCCGCCGCCCTGCACCAAACCATTCGGCGCCGATGTGGCCGCGATAGCGCCCGTCACATCGAAATAGGCCGCGGCCGAATTCAGATCGCTCAGCACGCTATCGGCAAGCGTCGGCGTGAACAGGTCCACGCTTTGCGCCAGATCCGCCTGCACAGTGCAACTGATCCGGTATTCGACCCACCAGGGATTGCAGTACTCCATGTCCAGCGAACCGATCACCACCGTGTAGCAGAATTCGTCCCACGCGAGCGTCAGCGGCGCACCCGCCACGCGCATCGCATCCAGCATGCGCGCCCTCTCGCCTGCATCCGATCCGGAAAAGATGCCTGCCCACACAAGCGCCGCATCATCGCGCCCCATCGCGTCGATCACCCGCGCGCCACCGATCAGCCTATGCACCGCCAGGCGCTGTCCGCCGCCGAAGCGCACGCCGGCCGGCGCCTCAAAACCCTCCAGCGCCATGCTGCCGAGTGTCAGAAGTGCCATCAGCCCCCCACAGTCGCGCCCGGCATCAGCCGGCCGCGGCGCGGATCAAACCCGGTGGGGCCGGAAGGCGCGCGCATCGCCTCCCGCCCCAAAAAGCGGGACATCCACTTGCCCACCAGAACCCCATCCAAAAACACATCGCCACCGATTGGCCCCTGCGCGCCTTGCGGGGCAGGCCCCGGGTCCGGCGACGCAGTACTCGCATCGCCGTTCCGCCGAGGCTCTTGCCCGCGCCCCGCGCCGCCCGCCGGCTGAACAACAGGTGCACCACCCGCCGCCTGTCCCGCCCCCGCCTGCTGCAGGATCGCGGCCCTCACCGGCGCCGCGGGTTGCACGGGCGCGCCTGGCGGCGCATCGCCGCCTGGCCCGTGTATCCACACCAGCGGTGCCGGGGCATGCCCCCTATCCGGCCCGGTCCGGCTCTGCGGTGCAGGCGCATCTGCATCAACCCTGCGGGCGATATCCGCCGGCGAGGCCGCTGGAAGCACCGCGCCGGGCCGCATCGCCACAGCCATAGCAACGGCCGCAGGCTGCCGCGCACGTTCACCGATCGCGCCCAAATGTGCGGCCGGCGGCGCGGCATCTGGCACCGGCGCACGAGGCGCCTGCTGCAACGGCCGCGCCTGTTGCCCCGAAGGCGCCACAGGCTGCGGCGCGGCCGCCTGCACCACGGCCACAAGCCGTTCGCCGGGCACCTGCGCAGGGGCGCGTTCAGGCACCCCGGCTTCAGGCCGATGCCT